ATCAATTCCATTTGGGTCTTCAAAGAAGATAAATTCTTTCATTCCAAACATATATAGCTTTATTCTAACAGGCACAACTTTATTTTCAATACAGTAATTACTAAATCTAGTCCAACAATCTTGATAATTTGGACGTTCGTAATCACCGTATATAGTAATGCCGTTCTGCATTTCAGCAGTCCAACTCATATTTATTTTTACATGACACATGTAGTGCATGTAATCATCAAAATTTGTACAAACTTCTGTTCTCATTTCTTTATCTTATGAATAAATTTATTATATCTTGGACTAATTGGATTTGGTTCTTTCTTGGCTCTTGATTCATCAGCCGCCATAGATGCGGCCTGTGTAGAAGCAACAACACCTCGCTCTGGCTTTCTTGCATAAAGGCTTTGAGCATCGGTGGTAGTCGGTTGAGTTTCTGGTTCTTGCTGTGGCTCTTCCGCCACTAATTCATCTACAAACTTTTGCACAGACGCAAAAGACCTTTTCAACTTTTCAGCCATAGCAAAAACTTGCATAGCTTTATAATTTAACTTGATGTAGTTTTTATCTTTGCTCGACAATGGACCCTTTTTCATTTCATCTCTCCGATAATAAAAGCCTTCTTGCTGTCGTAAAATGTATCCTGTTTTTTGTTTCTAGATACTTCATAAAAGAATTGAATATTCTTTCCGTAACTTTTCTATATCCAAACATTTCAGAAATATGCTTTCTGCTTAAATTTGAATTAGCTTCGTATGGATCTATTAATTCGCCTCTTCCAACTCTAACAAAATAATGATACTGCAAATCACTTACACTATATTTAACTTCAACTATTTTTGCAAGAGAAGAATACTCATCGCATTCTTTTCCACCCTTCCCAAAGAAAGTTGCTTTTGTTTGTATTGGGTCTGGAATGCCCATTTCTCTAAATAAAATTTCATTCTCCGGATTTTGCATCAATGTTCTCCAATATGGTTTTTACTTTTTTTATGCACTCAGCTTCTGTTTGACCTTTTACAAAAATTTGAGCTTTATTACTCATTCCGTATTTGAGTAATTCTCTTTTAGCCAAAACAGACTCACCCATAATACCATTGCTATCTAATTCTCGAATATCAATTTTAAAAGTTAAAACCGCTATATGCGGTAATGTTTTTCTTGGCTCTGCTTCTATTCTTAAACTTTCTTGATGTTTTTTCATCAACTCAGTAAAGCTTAAATCGTGTTGACTCAAGGCATTTCTCCGGTTTTAATATACTTTACCTGCTGTTCTGGTGTCATGGATTGTATAGCTCGATGTTGTTGTCTTTTTTTCTTTATTTCTTCGCTAACTGCGTTTTGAATTTTGTCATTTTCTTTTCTAGCTTCTAGTTCATACTTTCCTAATTTCGAAGTATTTCTTTCTGCGAGCTGTCCTATAGTGGATGGTTCTCCGCGAACAAACATTGTTGGAGCAGATATAAAAACCTTTTTTAAGGTTTCTTGTTTGCATATTGGACACTCAAGAGTGCTTGGTCCATTTATTGATTGTCTAACTTCCGTGATATATGCGCACGGCTCGCATTCAAAATCATAAGTAGGCATTTTGTTTAATCCTATTATTCAAAAATAAAGGCTGCTGTATCTATAATAATACAAAGCAGCCCGCAAAACACACGAATATTGACTATTATCGCAATCTGCTTAAAACTCTGGCTATGATTCCATTTCTTACGATATCGGAATAATCCAGTTTGCAAATTGCTACACCTTCAAGATCGTCTAAAAGCTTCATACATTCATGTAATCCGCCATAGGCATCGCCCCTTAAATCTGTTTGATCCAAGTCTCCATTGACTACCGCTTTTGAATTTATGCCAATTCTAGTGAGGAACATTTTTATTTGCTCAAATGTAGCATTTTGTGCTTCATCTAGAATCATAAAAGTATTGTGAAAATTTCTTCCACGCATATATTCTAATGGGCAAATTTCTATCGTATTTGTTGCTCGCATAGAATTATATGTATCCATTCCGAGATAAAGTTTCATTTCTTCGATAATTGGAACTAAATAAGGTTGAACTTTTTCGGTTAAAGTTCCCGGCAAAAACCCAAGACCTCTTCCTGATTCTACCACTGGGCGAGTAATAACTATTTTTTCTATTTTGTTAGCAAGAATATATTCGCACGCCAAACCAACCGCAACCGCAGTTTTTCCAGATCCGGCTGGACCAGCACAAAATGTTATGTCTGATTCTGCCATAGATATAATGTAATTTTCTTGATTTTTGGTTTTTGGTTTTAAGGTTTTGCGAGATGGCCGAACTGGTTGTTTTTGCGATGATTGTTTTTTTCTCGCCATTTATATTTCCTTTCGGAATTATGACTTTGTAAAATAAAATTCACTACTATCATTTTGATAAGTCAGAGTAGCTTCTACATTTCCACCCTCCGTATCTCCGCCAGAAAAATCGTAACCTGTTAAATAATTATCGGGACCAAGATTCCATCTAAAAGATGTACCTCCAGCATTTGCAGCTATATTAATTGTTTTATTTGGACTGTAGTTGTAATATGCATCAGTAATATTTGGACGACTGTGATCAAATTGAGATCTAACAATTCCAGTAAAAGAAGAAGTTACAGATATTGGTATTTCAACCAATCTAAAGTCGTTTTCCCAACTTCCAACATCTAGCATATCGCGATAATTTATTTCTACGTTTATTTCAATTGATTGTAATCCATAAATAGGTTTACTATCTAGAGTATTTCCTATATTAAAAGCATCAAGAACTTCTTGTGGCAAACTAGTAAAAGATACGTCTTGCCTTTTAACAGTCAAACCATCTTGAGGCAGCGTTGAACTTAGGTCAATAGTATCATTTACTTTGGTGTAAGAATTACTAATAAAGCCAAGATCTTCTTTTATTGGACCGTCAATTTGAATAGAATAACCAATCGATGTTAGAAGACAATTATTGTAAGTAATTTTTGAAATTGTTCCATTCAAAAATCTTTGATTGTCACGAGAATACAACAGCGACATATCCCACGTTCTTGGGTTTGGACCTGTTCCTATAGCCGAAGACTCTAGCGGGTGAGCAGCCGAACTAAAGAAAAAATCACCATTCTTGGGCAAAACCCTAGAAATGGTGATTCCGTATTGTGGCTTTCCGTATCTGTGTTTTTGCTGTTTATGCTTGCCGATATCTAACAGGATTTCGGTTTGAAGTTCCCAATTTACACCTGCGCTCTGAACTCCTTCTAAAAAAACTCCGTCTTTTAGAATCGCCTGACAAGCGTAAAAAATTCTGTCATTTGGGGGTGAAAATGGGTTTGGCATATTGTTATTCTAAGTTTTGAAATGTCGCCTACAAAATAGTATACGCATTTTTAATCACCTTCTTTAACAAAAATACCATCCACCATTCTTCCTTTTCTGTCTTTTATATCGTCCCAAGCCCTAGATAGACATTGAGCTAAAGTAAGATTATTTCTTTCTGCGATATTTATCATAACAACAAGCATATCGCCTATATCATCACTGATATCTTTACCCTTGCAAACACTATCGGAAAGCTCGCCAAGTTCTTGCAGTAGTTTTAGTGTTTGGTCTTTATCAGTACTTCCATCGATTAAATTCCTGTCGCGATGCCACTGTGCAACCTTAGAAATATAACTTTCAATATCATTCATTAGTTTTTCCTTAATCAAAAATTTCATCCAAAAGTCTTTGTACCAACCAAGAAATAACAGCACCCATAATAATTACAAGCAAAACCGAGCCATAAATTTGGCGTTCTTCGTCGGTATTAACATTTTTCTTGATATAGGCTATACATTCTCGCCTCATTTTTTTGAAATCAGCTTCGGTTAAATTTGACATGTCATTGTCTTCAGAAAAATCATCTAACCATTCTTTTGCTTTTTCTAGACATTTTTCTGCCAATCTTTTTCTATTCGGGCTATTCACATATTTGGCATTTATTTCGTCGTATAAGTTATTGTAACTCATCTAATGCTCCTTCTGGGTTATTTTCCCCAAAAATCCAATCATATCTAAAAGGAATATCCGGGAAATAATCGATTTGGAAAACTCCGCTATTCTTTTTTAAAAGAATCGAGTTGACTGTTAAAGATAGCGAAATGTATTTATTTACTTTGATTATTGGCTTGCTTTCGATAAAAGACACTAAAAGATTTTCATTCTTTGTTTCTATTTTAACATTTATGATATCTTTGAATTTTACGGAAAATAACTCATTAGAAAATCCATTTTCTGAGAAAATGCTACTTATTATATCATATGGATTCATTTTTGCCTCACTGGTCGGTAATCATACAAAAAAATTCGAACATAAAACAAATCAAAAATAAAACAGCTATCATTTCCATTTCAAGTTCCTATAAACTAAAAGACTCAAGTTCTGCCAAGCAACGAAATTCTGTACCTTGAATTGTTTGATTCCATGATTTATGAAAGTGTCCAAAGATCCACAAATCAGGCTTGTGAATGACCCATAAATGGTCTAGGAATTGACTTGTCATATCGTTATAGTCAGAACCCCATCCGTAAGCATCCATTATATTTGCTCCTTTGTTACCATTAAAATAATCTTTAATGATAAAAGATGGACAAGTATGAGTAAATACTACGGCTGGTTTTTTATTTTTCCATTTCTTTTCGCAGTCTCGCATTTCTTGATACGAAAGCTGCTCATTAGCCCACCAACTACGATATGTTGGGCTTCTGTTTCTACTCATCCATTCCCCAACTCGATAAACTAAATCGATACTGAGCGCGCCACCAATCCAAAATATATTATGGCCGTCAATATCAACTGGTCCATAACGCCCAGTCCAATATTTAACATCATCATGTAACGAGTCATGCGGGTCATGATTTCCCTGTCCAACTTTATGAAACTTTGGATCAAGCTCAGAATAATTCAGCGCATTCCAAGCCTGCCCAAATCCAAAATCTCCAATTTGAAACGAAGATCGTTCGTTCTTTACGAGATTGTAGTATTCGTTGAATTTTCCGTGAACGTCACCGATAACTAACACGCTTCACCTATTTTTATATTTAACAAGATTTTTCCTTTTACCCAATATTTTCCATTTTCATCATAATACATGATATAAAACTTATCATCAGAATCTGGTTTTAAAGCTATTCTAGTTTTATTTGAAGTCCAACTATTTAATTGTGCATACGCCTTATCTAAAAAGGCATACATTTCCATTAATGAATTTATTCCTTGATGGAATCCATCGCCTTTGCTGCGTCGATCAAAAATGCTATATTTATAGCCTTGTTCTGCATATTTTTTTGCAAGTGTTTCTGTCCAATGTTCTGTCATCAGTATCCCCACGCTTCTAAAGTATACTTAAACGGATTACCTTCAATATTCTTAACTAATTGAAGCATCTGATCTGCGATTTCTCTGATTTCAAGTTGTGCGTTCGGAGAACGTCGTAACTTTAGAAAGTTAGCAAAGCTACGCATATTAAACATAATGTCGGCTTGAATCTGACTGTTGTATGTTTTAAAGAAACGAGCCGATTCTTTGGCTCGCTGGCGACCAAGAACTGGTGTTAAATCTTTAAGACATCTATGATACAAATCATTTCCTAGCTTTGTATATTGTTCTAATTTTTTAATCCATTCTTCTGCGACAAAAGGAAATTCATTTCCATTAATGTCATGATTGAAAACTTTCCAATGCTCTGGCTTAGTTTCTAAGATACCATCCCAATCTTCTGGTAAGTAGTACTTATCTTCTTTCAACTCTTTATATCTGGCAGACTCTGCGTTTAAACTGCTAATGCGATGTTTTAGTAAATGGATGTGAGAAGCTATGTCACAATCCACAAGAAAGTGAACAATTCCCTTTTCAAAAGGCGTTTCATGTCCATTCTCCCACAACATCTTAATTAGTTTACCAATACGGCCACGCTTTTCATCGTTTAAATCGCGGTTAGTAGAAGTCCACGCACTGCAAGCAATAATTTCATCGCTTCCATAATACCCATGTGGGGTCATAAGTTCAACTTTATTCTTCATTATTTTACCTCAAAATTAAAATTAGTCCTTCCTTTTATCCCGGTTAAACGACGCTTACTTTAGAAATTCTTTTATTTCTTCTAAAGAGATAAAATTAGCTCTTGCTTCTCCGATAACATTTTTGCTGCTCAAAAGACCAATAACAGTTTTATCTTTTGTTAACAATGGACCACCAGACATACCATTTGTGACATTCATAAAGACACTGTATTCAAGTCTTGAATCTAGTTCATTGTCTCTTTTAACGTCGATTATTTCTTTTATATCTCCCTCTGATTTGTGCATTGTCCAAACACCTCTAGGAAAACCATAACAAATAACATTTTGACCAACAACTGCACATACAGTATCGATTTTGTAAAAAACATTTGAATCTGTTTCGATTTTAAGCAAAGCTAAATCTTTTGATTTGTCTTGTTTAACAACCGAAGCAATGTAATATTTTCCATCAAATTCAACCCTAACGTTTTTAGCATCATCAATAACATGCGCAGCAGTAAGAATTTCATTCTTAGAAATAAAAAAGCCAGATCCGCAAGCTCCGCCTCCGGTTTCCTTATCTGGTTCACACCTTATAAAACACGTTTGACCGTAAAGACTCGAACAAATTAAAGTGAAAACAACGAGAGAAAGAAATAAAACAGACGCGGTTCTTTGCAGGGCTTTCATAATACGCCTCCGAAATCTATGTCATCTAGATCATTTTTACTCGCTCCAATTTTGTATGAGGTGATTTCGTGTTCTTGTGGAGCAACTTGAACAGCCTCACTATTCATCCAGTGTTCTGTCCATCCTGCAATTGGATTCTTGCCAACATTTTCGTAAGGCAATCCAATCGCTTTGCGTCTTGACATTACCAGCCAGTCGATATATTGATGCAGTACAGTTTCATTGAGTCCAATAATCGAGCCATTCTTAAACAAGTATGAAGCCCATTCTTTTTCTTCTTTTGCCGCACTTTCAAACAATCTACATGCCGGTTCTTGACATTGTTGCGCAGTCTTGATAAAACCCTCAGATTCTTCTGAATGTAAAATCTTGAGTATTTGCTGAGTGTTCATCAAGTGCAAAGCTTCGTCTCGTTTGATAAGTTTGATGATGTCTGCATTGCCAACCATCTTTTTATTTTCGGCAAAAGCAAAGCTACAAACAAAACTAACATAAAAACGAACAGCTTCCAAGATATTTATACTCACAATTGTCATATAAATCTGTTTTTTTATGTCGGAAATCTTGTTGGTATCACAAGCCATTCCCATCAAATTGTTGTAATCCTCGATGGCAGTATTGGCTCGTTTCATGATTTCCCGGTCTTCATAAATACCATCAAACACCTCTTTGCTGTCAGAATAAACATTTTGAATGATATAACTATAACTTTGAGAGTGAATTTTTTCGAAAAACTGCCATGTCATCAAGCAGGCTTCGAGTTCGCTATTGGTTACATACTCCAAAAGAGTTGGCACTCCTCGGCAAATAACACTATCCAACATAGTCTGATACTTTAGATTAGACGTAAAAATAAACTTTTCGTTCTCGGACATTTCCTTAAAATCCGCCCGATCTTTCTTTAATTCTATTTCTTCAGGTCGCCAAAAGTTCATCATTTGCTTGCTATCAAGCTCCTTAAAAATGGGATACTTGATAATATCGTACCTTTGGACACCCAAATCCTTTCCAAGGAAAAGGGGCTGACTCATTGGATCTACATTATTTGTATTGAAAATAGTCTTCATAATTTCTCTTACCTCTTAAAAATTGTCAAATTGAAAATGGTTTTCATATTTCTCTATCTCCTTTGCTTAAATTATCTAATGCCCAAAGAGGCTGCAAATTAGTGTAATGAAAACACTTCTGTTGTTCCTTCGGATTAGATAAATCGAAACTAGCACATGGTTTAATATGGTCAACATGCCACTCGCCATAATTTTCTCGTGTCATACCTTCTATAAAAAGAGATTCAAGATGATCCCATAATTCATTTACTGTACAACCTAACAAGTCAATTGTAGTTGAAGTTTTTACATTAGTACTCCCTTTGCTTCTATTTAAAGCCCCATATAGTCTACATCTTAAATTAGATATTAACCTATAATTCTGATTATTCTGATATCTATTTTTTTCATATTCATATCTTTTGGCTTTAAAATGTTCGGTTTGTTCATATTTTCTACATCTAGCCCTATGCAGTTTTTTATTATGTTCGGTTTGAGCATAATCTTTTCGCTTTTTAATACCATGTTCCGATGCTGCATATTTTTTTCGCCTAATACGAGCCATTTTCTTTTGTTGTTCTGTAGATGTTTCTAGTCTTCTACATTCTTTGCAACAACCACGAAAACCATCTTTAGATTTTGAATATTTTCCAAAATCATTGATATTTTTTTCTGTTTTACATTTTGAACAAGTTTTTGTCATATCGAACAAGCGCCTCCTTGACAATCAGAACTTTCTTCTCCTAGCATTTGAGAATGTTCTTTATCCCCGTCTGGAGTATTTGCGTAGTAAAAATTCTTTAATCCATATTTGTAACCGTAAATTTGATCTTTGATTAATACACTCAAAGGAATATTTCCATCTGGATAATGAGAATAATTGTAATACAAATTTGTACTCATACTCATATCCACGAACTTTTGTATAACTGCTGCAACATTCATTATAGCCTTATTGCTGGTCATTTCCCAAGCCAAAGTATAGTAATTTTTCCGCATATGGTAATTAGGAACCAACTGCTTTAAAACTCCATTTTTAGCCTTCTTGTATAAGAGCAAGCTTCTGACTGGCTCGATTCCATTTGTACTGTTCTGAATAACGCTAGACGATTCACAGGGCATTATGGCAGAAAGAGTTGAATGTCTAAGACCGTATCGCTTGACGCGCTCTCGTAACTCTTCCCAGTCCATAGTATATACCGGCTTAACGAGTTCGTCAACTGTTTTTTTGTACCAATCTATTGGCATTAATCCCTTGGCATATTTAGTATCTTTGAACTTAGGACAAGCGCCCTTTTCCTTTGCTAATTCGCAACTAGCATTGATAAGATGCCATTGAATTTCTTCCATAATTTTATGAACCAAAGGAAGTGTTTCTGGATCTTCGTACTTTAATTTATTTTTTGCCAAAAATCCAGCAAGATTGGTTACACCAATACCAAGCGACCTTCGATTTTTAGTAAAGTTTTCTCCGGCAAAAACCGGATAATCCTGATAGTCAATAACAGCATCTAGTGTTCTTACGGCTATTTCACAAGCCTTTTGAACATCAGAAGAATCGCCATCAAAAATTTCCAGCAAATTGAGTGCTGAAAGTATACAAATACCTATTTCACCATCACGATCATCAATTGACTTTATTGGTTTCGTTGGGTGTATAATTTCTTGGCACAGATTGCTCATGTAGCACGGAATATCCCAAGACCCATGCTCGTTGGCAGTGTCGATATTCATACTATAAATACGTCCAGTTTCAAGTCTTTCTCTTGCAAAAATTTCAGCAAGCTTTCGTGCCGATATTTTCTTTTTAAACTTTAACGACCTTGAATTTTCATATCTAAGATACAGTTCTTCAAATTTTTCATTGTCGCCAAATGCTTCGTAAAGACCCTTTGCTTCGTGGGGACTAAACAAAGTAATTTCTTGATTTGAAATCAAACGGTCGTAAAAGAGTTTACAAAACTGAATTGAGTAATCAAGTTTGCGAACTCGATTATCATCAGTTCCAGCGTTATTCTTCAATACAAGAATATCTTCAATTTCATAATGCCACCAAGGACAATGAACGGTTGCACTTCCTCCACGAATTCCGTTTTGAGACGTTGATTTAACAACCGATTCAAAGTTTTTTAAATACGGTATTACTCCAGTATGAATAACCTCGCCGCCGCGAATTGGTGAGTTTATAGGACGCATACGTCCTATATTCAAGCCAATACCAGCTCGTCTAGCAGTATACTTTCCAACCGCATGAATGCTAGAAAAAATACTATCCAAGTTATCTTCAACATCAACCAAAACACAACTAGCAAACTGACGAATATTTGTACGAACACCAGCCATAATTGGAGTTGGAAGATTTATCTTGAATGTTGAATAACAGTCATATGCCTGTTTTACATCTTCGATTTTATCGAATAAGCACATGGCAATACACATGTATGCAAACTGAGGGGTTTCGTATATTTGTCCAGTACTTCTATTCTTTACCAGATATTTATCGATCATTTGCTGTAGACCCGCGTATGTAAACAAATCATCGCGAGTATGATCTATATATTTGCCAAACATTTCAATTTCTTCATCGTCCCATTTCTTTTCCAGAATTGGATCATAAATGCCATTGTCTATATTTCTTTTTACAAACAATACAAAATCTACTGGCTTGTGAAGTTTGCCACAATTCCAAACTTCTTTTCTTAGCTGCATGTTTAACAATCTAGAAGCAACATATTGATAATTCGGAGCAGAAGTAGAAATTAAATCATTTGCCGACTTAATCAAAACTTGATGTATTTCTTTTGTAGAAATTCCATCGTAAATAGATAGATTGGCATTCATTTCAACATCGGAAAATGAAACACCATTGATTCCTTTTGTAGCCCATTCAACAACTTTATGTATTTTCTCTACAGAGAATTGTTCTTGTTCGCCATTGGCTTTTGTTACTTTCATCACTTTACCTCTTTTGCAATATAAATAAGTTATCCGGTAGAGTATTATACTCCATACAGATCAAAAAATCAATCGAAAAAAAATAAAACCTGCCAAGTTTTTACCTCGACAGGTTTTTTAAAAATTAGATAGTTTTTCTATCTTTAGTTATTAAGTTTAGAAGCAAGCGCGTCTAATTTAGAATTTATCTGCATGTGAAGATTTTTAGTATCTACAGCATACAGCTTACACTCTATAACATTATTCACTACTTCTTCCATTTTGTCTTCCATCCCAGCAACACGTTTTTCAATTCCAGTCATTCTTTGACTGATTGAATCGTTGACCTTTTGTTCTAACACGATTATTTGTTTTCCTTGTTGAACCAAAGTATAAACGACCCAAGAAAATAACGGTATAGCAAACATTCCAATAACTTCTGCTACATTTCTTATCAAAACCCAAGCTTCATTCATGATGGTACTCCAGTTTGTTGAATAATGGAATGTCCAGAATTTTTCAAACTACATACCTGTGATTGGCTTGTAATTGAAGAAGTCTCCGCCGCTAGAAATATTTGTTGTTACGAAATCGACCTTCATAACCAACTCACCCGGAATTGCTCGTGTAGGATTAGCAGCGCTATCGCTCTTGCGAGCAGTAGATCCGCCAACCGGATTCAGCATGTCAAGATCGGTAGCTGTTGCTGGCTTGGAAGCTGCTGTACCAGCCGCATCAACCCAGTTGTATCTACGCTTAATCTTGTTTCCGTTGTCAAATACGCCTAGCCACGAAAATTCATTTGCCCGCCACTTTGTAAGCAGACGAGCGCCAAAATCATGAATGAACTGGTGAATAGCGTTTCTCTTGCCGTTGTCCGAACCCGGAATAAGAACCTTAGTCGAAGCAACACCGGCAATCGATGTGCTAATTGTTCTAATGATATACTTACCAGCTTCGAAGTAAGCAAAAGCGCCGCCAGAAACGACCTTTTGAGTTCCATACATACCGCTTGTTCCGGGATAAGCCTTGAGAACAACGCCGTATGGCTTTACTACGTTATCAACTGCGTCTTTAACCAAAAACGCTTTAGTGATAACAGAACCGGTAGTTCCATTTCCGTAAAGCGTTCCGCCTTGCTTTTGTGCTGAAAAAGAACCGCCAGTTGTGTTTTTCAAATAACTAGATTTAGGTTGCACTGCCATAATAAGATCCCCTATTATTAAAGAAATAACTTAAGAAAAAACAAATATTTATCCCAATTATCCAAAAAGGAGATCCAGTTCCTAGATTACTATACACAATCTACGTCACGATTTATACATATTTCTACATGCCGTAATTGCATTTTTGAACTTTCGACGCGCTGTTTCACGCGAATAACCATTGGTTTTTCCAATTTCTTTCATGGTCATATTTTGATAAAATTTTTGCTGCAAGATATGAATTGTTTCTTCATCAAGACTATTAAGTATGTCAATAACGTCAAGCTTATCTTGGTAATGCAAATCTTGTTTTTCAATTTCTTCAAAGTTAAACTCGCTCCTTTTTGACTTAACCTTATTCTTGAAGGCGTATGTCAATTGCTGAAACAAATAAGAAGTGAATTTTGTACCCTTTGATTCATCAAACTTTCTAATACAACTCCACAGAGTATTCATTTTTATTGATTCTATATCATCTATGTCTATATTGTTTTTATACTTATTAGACACTTTGTTCATGATACTCTTAACATCAGAATCGTTCCACTTTTCTTCAAACTCTTTATTGATATTATCCATCTTCGCCTCTTAAAATAATTCCACCAACTTTTTGTTTTAATTCCACTAATTGATTCAAACCGTCTATATACTTCTGGTCAAGATTGTCAGAAACTATATAATCCACTTTGCCAGTAGAAGCAACTAAAATAGACCAATACTTGTTATGTTTTAGTTGTTCTTTCATAAGCGCTACAGTAGCTGTCACCTCATCCGTCATTACCTCCTTTTCAGTGAAAACACAAAGCTTCTTTTCGATTTCTGATCTTACATCATGAAACTCAAATGTGCAAGGTATTCCGATGCAAAAAGAATACCTTCCCATTATTTTTAATGCCTCGATACCGTCAATATCTTCTTTAAGAGTTCTGTATATCGATTTAGTAATGTTAAAATTAGTTGTTGCAATCCAGCAGTCCCATCGGTCAGATGGTTTAAATGGAGAATCAATTGGGTAAACGCCAAATGGCGTATGCATTCCATTGAATTTATCTGGACTAAAATACAACGGAAACCCAATAGCTCCAGCCTGACTTTCATCGCCAGACATTGACATGTTATTTATTTCTTCTTCAAGTTTAGCAAGTTCTTCTGTATATGAGTTTATGTAATCTTCGGCTATTGCGTTCCAGCTTTTCCAAACGATTTTTTTATTTGCCATAAACTTTCTCCGGTTATATACGGTAAACTTGATCTGGTGAAATAACAACCTGATCTTCGTCATTTTTTCTAACTTTAGCGTCATAGCTATTGATCAGGTTAATTACTGCCATATAATCGGCTTCGCTGTTATTTAATACGCACTGCTGTTTAATTTCTTGTAGAATTTCTTCACTAAAATTATCCAATAAAAGCTTGTAGAAAATTGAAGCCAATCCAATTATTCCATTTTCTCCGGGAATCCAATCGCAATTGTACGACACAAAACCGTTTTTGTCAACAGTTATACTTAATTGCGCTGAAAATTCTGTGTTTTGATCGTCAAATGGATCTTGGGACTGACATGATTGGTGTTGCATATCGTTCATCTATATTTATATCCTCAATTGATAGCATTTTTGAGCCATTTTTAGTACATATGATACCATTTTGAACTACGCAGGTGTAAATTGCTTCGCACTCGTCTGATCCTTTAGCATGAAAAAGCTTGCTTATTATTGGGCAAAGAAAGCTTACAGCTAATGATGTATGTTTTTCCAAAATTTCTTTGATTGTATCCTCTACTGTTTTTGTAGAAATATAACCACTTGGAAATTTACCGTTTTCATCTACTAGTATTTTTGTTGGCGGTATTCCATGTCTAAAAAATGGTATTGTTTCAACCACAATTATTGTTATTTTAGTTTTCATCCACTTGTTCTTGTGTATTATTAGCTTCGTCAATTTGATTTTTTAACTTTAACAAATTTTCAAAAACAGATTGATGTCGCGTATAATCATAAATAGCATTGCGAAATCTATCTAAAGACCCAGACTCGGCAGGATTTGCGAGAACGCTATTTATCTCAAATGTTTTGATGCGCATTAAAGATCGACATTCCTCAATCAAAACTTCAATTATATTCATAATATCCTTTCAAAATTCCCAAAATAAAGCGGGGCTTTCACCCCGCTGTTTTTTAAAGCGACAAACAGTAGGCTAAACCACTAAATGTTTTGGATAATGTTGATTTTTCATTTTCCGTAACTTCGTGATTTTCTACGCCCAGTACACTGATAAACAAATCGTCTAAGCTCTTTGAAAAGCCTTCATATTTACCTTTTATCGAGTCTCCAAAAAAGTTTTTTCCTGCTTCAACATAAACATCATTCATTTTCTGAGCGTCTGTTTTATAAGAAACAAGTCTCTTTGAGAAAACATCATTGAATAAACACAAGTTTAGTTTGTCATTTTTATCTGTTACCAACTTTGCAATTGGCTCAGTTTTATCTAAAATCTGCTGTTCAGGCTTATCGATTTTAACGACTTGTACCGGTTTGTTATCGATTTTTGGAATAGCATTGATTATATTATTCCAAAAAAAACCAATTAAAACCAAAAATAACCCAACTATTACTCTTGTGCGATTATTCATTTTAACCCTCTTTAGGTACTTGTTTTTGTCTTTATTAACAGAGGAAAAACTTCATTAAGCTTAACGCAGGCATCGTTTAAACCAGCCTTAGCGCAAGCAGATTCTAGAGACTCCCATTTTCGTACAATATCCGTCAGAGTATGGCTTTCGTCTGAATTAGTTGTGTCAACCGATGAATCTTTTACAGGCTTATTAAATAACGACTTCAAAGATCCAAGATATGGAACAACAACAATAGCCACACCAATGAGAATAAAAACCCATTGAACAAAACTAATTCCAAACAACATAAATATTTCCTTTACTTAGTTTCCCGGATTGTATCGCCAATTACCCAAGCGACAACAATTGTAACAATACCGACTATTTGTTCTTGATTCAAAGTAATACCAAAAGTTTCTGAGGCAACTATTGAAGCCAAACCAACAGCCGAAACCCAAAATCTTCTAGATGCTAATAGCGATTTCCACTTTTCCATGATTTTTCTCCTTTTGAGAAAATTAACGATTAAACAAACGATTTAAAACACCTTTTCTAATCTGCATTTGCTGCGGTTGTTGCGGTAACTGCGGCAAAGGATTTTTTACAGCATCCGAACCGTAATTATCGTCCATAACATCTGGCACATCTCCGCTGTGATATGGGCATGGTGAAACATGACCATCTCCTTGAACTATTTTTCCAGTTCCCTTGCAAATACACTTAGCTGCATCCGGATCTGGGCCAACTGGTTTATCATCAGGCTTTGGAACGTCTGGTTTTAATATCTTTGATTCAGCGTCTTCAAAAGCCTTTTCTACCTTTACTATTATACCATTTACATCGTCATTAGTCAATGAGTTACTTGAAAATTTCTCACGATTTGTGAAAAAAATAAAGCCAACTACTACCAAAGTACCGATTATAGCTCTTTGCTGTATATTCATTAGAAAACCTCGCTATTACTATATATGATTTTTCTTGGAGGAAATCCATCAACATCACTAAATACCCAAGATCCGCCTTCTGCAAGCATTCCTCTTGCATCGGATTCTCTTATCCAAAAACTTCCTTCTGGCTGATCATAAACTTTTGGACCGCTATTCCATACACCCCAACTATTTTGCACAAGAAATAAAGTTTCATTCAATCTTTCCCGTGTGTCATCACATGCAATCCAAGCCATAGCATGAGCCCAATTTCCAGATCTTTTAGCTATTCCTTTTGCATCTCGCTTACTAGAAAAACCAAATCCAGAACATACAGATAAAGCATATCCATTAGCCAAAGCATCGCGAGCTTCTTCGATTGTTCTAACGTTAGAAACTGTTTTTACTTGATGTTTTTGCGCTTCTGTTTTGTAAACAGAGTCTGGTATTCTATGGTTTGCACCAAGACTAGAATTGTATACAGATAGATTAACAGCGCCATAATCTTTTCTTACTAAAATTCCACCACTTTGGTTAACATATCTTGCTGCACCAGAACATGTCATACCCTGACCATTATGACCTCTTGATTGATAAATTCCTTCGGTTGCTCCGCGAGCAATAAAGTCTTCGCGTTGACCATTTTTTATCTCTACTGCCCGTGTTACATCTATTGCGTTTCTTGTTGCATGACTTACGCAGTCGCCAGTAGTTTGTCGTTCGTCTGGGCCAAAGTTAGGATCAAAATCCAAAAGACATTTAAAAGGAAGACTCAGCTTACCCTTGCCGCTACCACTTAAATCATAAGCAGCCGCACCAAAAACTGGCATAGGAAGTTCGCCAAGAAGTTTTTTTACATCTTCTTCGTCGCAGATAGCACCAATAAAGCCATGTCGATAAAGATCTAGAATGTTTTTAGGTGTTTGAAAATTAGAGTCCATTTATTAACTCCTGTGCTGAATTTCGCCAACTAAATTTTTGGGCTGTTTTAACACCCTCTGTATTAACCATTTGTTGGCCATTTTGTTTCGTTTCGTGTACAATTCTCATATAATTTATTATTTGATCTTTTGCCGACTTTTGGAGACTGGCCCATTCTCCATGAGAACCAGAGAAAAACACGCCGTCAAAAGCTGGCTCAAATCCATCCGGATTTACTAAAAAACAATTATCTTTGTTGCAAAATTCTGTGTGAGCTGAATAGTTTGTAGCTATAACGAACTTACCACAAGACATCATTTCTAGTAATTCCAAATTCCAACCCTCGGCTCTGGCCGGAAAAACACCACAATCCGTTTGTTTCATAATATTATACACATCTTTGTGCGTTTTTTGTCTTGGAATAAATCTTATCTTGTGTCCCATTGGGGAGTTTTTGTATAAATTCATCCATTTTTCATTATTTTGACCAATAAATGGATTATCGCACATCATCCATAGTTCAACATTATCGTCTGCCTCAAAAGCAAAATTAAAACATTCCAAAAGAATGTCATGACCTTTTCTTTTTTCCCATTTCCCACAATTGAAAAATATAGTCGGTTTTCTAACCGAAGCAAATGGTTTAAACGTTTCGGAATCCACGCCTAAAGGAACAACATGAACAGAAGGACAGCTCCATCCTTTTTGGTTGTATAAAACATTTTTAGCCCATTCAGAACAAACAAAAAGTTTATCGCAATGAGACATACTAATTTTTTCTTCTTCTGAAAATTCGGTAAGCTCAAAAATTGGAAAGCCTATATGTTGCCCTTGGCCCACAAATGAATGTATGTCATTTTGGTGCCAAATTTTTACGCAGGGAGATTTTTTGTGTAAGGCAGATGCTTTTCTGTTATTTAGACCAGATACGATATAATCGTCTACAAATTCTGGGTTAGAAATAGGATATAGGGCAGTGGATGGATAAATATTGAATAACTCTTTAAATAAATTGTATCCAGCTACCCCATATCCAAGACTATTGATAGGAGCTATTAACTTGATATGATTCAAAATACACCCATTTAAAAAAAGTAGCAGCAAGAAAATGCTAAAACAGTTCCAATTAAAACGCCCGATATAAAACAATATAAACAAACGTTTGATCTTTTGGATTGAGGTAAATCCTCTTTATTCTTATCTGCTCTTTCGGAGGCTACAGCAAGTTGAAACTCAGAAAAAAGATAATGTTTACCATCTTCATCTTTGATGTGATAGTAAAATGGATTGGATGTTTTATAACCATCTTTATTTTCTACTTTAGTTAACATATGCACCTCCAATTGGGTGGCTTGACTTATTTACTTTTTTTATAGATATTGTAAGCCAATTCTACGGCGAGTCTCAAAGCTGAAAGTTGAATGTTGGTTCCAGCGTAGGCTTTTAAAAGTTCTATAGCCACAGTAAAAAGTAAATCTGGAAGCGACATTTTGTAAACTTTTTCAGCTATATCTATAACCAAACTGTTATCAGAATCTGCTGGCAGTTCTTTAAACTGACTTAAAAATTTAAAAACGGTTTCGTAAACATCGATAGCGTCACCTTCTGATGCGACACGTTTAAGCTCTGGTTTGAGTTCATTGTCAATCTTCGTAACAATAATTAAAGCCTGCTTAATCAAATCATTGATATCTTCAAGAATATCAATTATCTTCAAGTCGCTATTATTGACAAACCAACCAAGAAACCAATTTTTAATTGTTGTCCAGATGTTCATTTTTTCTCCAATCTTCGTATTGTTTTATTCTGTCTTGTAAACGTTCTTTTTCTTGGAAAAAACACGCCTCGCAGTGAGTTTTATACTTACCTTTCCATTTAGAAAGCGGCCAAGCGTATTCGTCAAAAAAGATTTTAACATTGTTCCAAAATGGCTTGTGTTGTAATCGCCAAGCCTTACTACAAAGCATTTCATCTGCATCATTAGCCGAATGGTCCGGTGTGAATGCACTGAAAATAACATTTGTAAATTGCGAGATTATAATCAGTATTTTTATTAATGTATCCATTAATATCACCACATTTTGCAGGACCAATACCGTGGGGTAGTTTTATCTTTTGCAGTATCGCACTTGTGTCTTGCCCTAAAGGACTTTCTACGCTCTGGAATATCTTTCTTTATTTCCATGTTTGGATCACCAAAACGAACAATTACCACCTTACCGCTGCTGTTTTTAACATATACGGCAAACTTCTTTGGTCCATCTGGTGTGCGAAATGGTTTATTTAATGTCACTTTTCTTCCTTGATATTCAGAAGACTTTCCTTTGTAAACAAGCATCGTGCCATCTTTTTTGTAATTTCCTTGACGAACATAAGAATAACGCTCGCCTGTTTTAGGATTTTCATAAACATATTTACTTTGAGCCTCTTTCCAAGCGTCTGGCTTTGGACGATCTTTATCGCCGGGTTTAGCTGGACGATAGTTTTTACCTTCTCGCTCTTTCTTTTTTCGTATATTTTCCCATAATCCCGGAAGCTGAGCAGCTACATCCATTTCCTCTTCATCTTCTTCGTCCTCTTCCTCTTCTTCTTCGTCTTCGGTATCTATGATATAAACTTTATTTTCTGCGCGTATTTGCGCCATAGTAACATATTCATCTTCGCTAGGAATATAAAAGTTATCTTCATTTAAATCTTCTGTATAACCAAATTCCTCTACGTTGTATCTAAAATCAGCAGAAGCTATAGCCGACATATCTTCACATGCTTTTGACATACAAACAGCTACTCGTTGCTGTCTGTCTGGAAATTCTTTTGAAACTTTGTTATCTGACATACATCTGGAAATAAAATTTTCCTTTGATTCGTCTTTTCGTTTTTCTGGTAGTGGCATTATATCACCTCTTAATTTCTGGAAATAAATTTGGAAACATTTTGTATTTTAAGTCTTCCCACAAAACTCCAGATAAAGTCATTGCGGCATCATTATCGCTTGGATAATGAACACCTTGCAAACATCTCGCGTAAGCAGCAATACCTACTTTATCGAAGAAATGACTAGAATGCTCTGGGAATTTAGCAGAAAGAAAATGAGCGGCAAGGGCGGTATAACAAGTATGCCCAGAAGGATACGACGGAGTTTGGTGTGTTTTTGTTTCTGTTACGTTTATTTTTAGGCCAAAATATTTAGCCAATTGATATGGGCGAGGTCTATTGAATTTATTTTTTAATGATAATACTACTGGTCTACAAACAGACCATAAGTTTTGAAAATCATTTTCGTTGAATTTAAGACTATATTTTCTTAATGTAGATTTAAATAAGTCAAGCGGTTCTTTATCAACCGTTTCCACTAATTTAACTCCATCGTAGTATACATGTTTTGTTAACTTTTCTAAGTATTTTAATTCACGCATTGTTACTTCTGAAGTATTTTTTGGTGGCAATGGTAAACAATTAAACCAATCAACAGTAAACTGATTACCAACATCAATTTTTTCAGTTTTCTCAGAGTATTTTAGGTTATCGATTTTTGATCTAAATTGTTCGAAAACGTCATTAGACTGCATAGTAGTATCCAATTTAAAATTTGGGCATATACATTATGTACGCATTTTATGGAGTTCTGCTATAGAATCACTCAATAATTCTTCTGCCGAAGAATATCGTTTGCACGAATGGACCTTTAAAACAAGTTCTTTTGCGTCTTTTTTAGTAACTCCGAGAGTTTTAAGACCGGATACAACATCATCGATGATTTTTGAATCAACAACTTTTGCCACTTTTACCGGAGCTGGAGAAAATGCGACAGTTGGTTTTTTAACTTTGCTTTTTACTTGCTGTTTTACAGCGTGCTTTACTGGCCTTTCTTTGTAAACTACTCTATCCTTATACACCGGGACAGAAACTGTTTTGTAAACAGGTTTTTCTACAATTTTCACAACAGTATTTGCATTAAAAACCTGAATTGTCCACAAAATCATTTTCAACCAGAGAGGAGTCAAAAATACAATCAAATAAAACAAAGCTAAATTAGAATTCCAAGTCCCAATGTTTTGCATCGCTAATCCTCCAAACTTCTTAAAAACACTATTTTACAGTAGGATTTCTGAATGTCAAGCCCTTGTTTTGTATTCGTCTTATTTCGTCTTCAAGCTTGAATGTTTCGTTCTCGATTTGTCTTTTTTGTGTATTTTTTAAAAGACGTTTGAGTCTTTTAGTTTTATTTTGCTCGTTTCTTTTTAATTGTTTTACTCGTTTCTTTTTGCCATTCTCTAACTGTTTTTGTTGTTTAGATTTATTCGGTTTTTGCATTTTTATTCTCCTTAATTTAACCACCATTTTTTCTTAACTTTTTCTAAAGTTTTAGTTTTTACTATTATCCAGTTATTATCAAATTCATCGTTTACGAATTCTTCATTTTGTTCACACATTAGAACATTTCTAACGCAATAATAAAACTTTTTGGAATTTAACTTCAATGTTCTTACCAAATGAAACCAACTCGTATTTACTAAATGTACTTCGGAAGCATTTTCAATAACTGTCTGCCAATCATAAATTAAAGTATCTTTCCAGAAATCATATTCTAACGGGTTAATAATTTTAAGATTAGTATTAATTTTAAATTCATATTTTGATGAGCGAGAATCATTTACTACAAATGCATATGGTTTACTAATATTTAACTGTTCAAATATCTTTTTTTCAACTACTAAATCTCTTGGTATGTGTTGATATTGATATCTTTTTTCGTATGGAACTCCAATTATACCATAAAATACCCTTGGGAATATTACATCATCCGGTAATTTCATTTTAATTTGAAATTTTTTCCAATCATCCACGGATGGATAAAAACATCTATTGTATGGTTTAAATTCATAGTCATTGTGCTGCTTTGTTATTTCTTCATATGCCGCACTCATTCTAAGTATACCTTGTCTAGAACTTGCTATTGATGGTTTAGTATAAATTTTAATATTTGCACAATCTTTATAAAGAAATTCAGCGTGTTTTTTTCTATTTTCCCATGTGACAAACCAAACCATATCATAAACTTCAGCCAAGTATCTTACCGCACCATTCATTATGATTTGATCACCAAGACCTGTATTGTGACCTATAACTATTCCTGTTTTCATGTTCAATCCTATTAGTACGAGTAAGACAAGCTTATAAAAAAAGATACCCCTCTAAAGGGGCATCTTCGTAAATCAAACCGTTTTATGTGATATTGTACTTGTTTCAAACGATTTAATCTTTATTTCTATTTCTTTTTCAAGTTCTGTTTTTCTGGAAACTGTAACTTCAAGCAGCCCACAATTTAGCGTTGCACTTACAATTTCCCAAGGTTCTTCTAGCTTGAAAGTTTTTGAAAACTTTCGCGTCGATATACTTTGATATTGAGTATACTGCTCTTCGCTTTTAACTTCCGGCTCTGGCTCGTAAGATATCTTAAAACTTGTTCCGTTTGAAACTAGCTTTAAGCGATCTGGATTGATTCCAGCTAGAGCCATTTGCAAAACAATTGTATCTTCATTTACACGAAATACATTGTGTGGCGGGTAGTTGTTAGCAGAATGAGCTTTTCTCATTTTGTTGGCAGTATCAATAAACCCATCTAAATCCCCAAGAAACCAAGGGGCAAAAGAATTACGAAGGGTTGTTGATAAAGCATTTTCAGTAATCATTTCTTTTCTCCTAAATTAAGCAAGAAAATAATAGTTGCCCAAATATTGGCACAACATAAAAATCGGAAGGGCGAGCTACTTTTACTCGCACCCTCCTCTAGAACATCACACCTATGCTCTAGTCTAAATTATTATAATCTTGATTTCCATTAAGTTGCTCAAGTTTTTTCAAAATTTTTTCTCTATTTTTACCGAGCTTCTTTCTTCGTTTGTCTATTTGTTTCAACTCGGAAGAATTCTGCTCTAAAGAATAAGAACGTTCTTGTAGCAAATTGAGTCTTAGTTCAATGTCTCTTAATGTATTAATCAAGTATTGTCGGTTTTTCATAACTTTAAACTAGAAAGTTTCCATATTGGCTTCTGGTCCATTCGTCGGCTTGACAACCTTCGAAAATGTACTTGGAAGAACAGTATAAGAAGTTCGGTTTACACCAGTCTTGTCTTCCCAGTTACGTTGTCGGAGACGGCCATCAATAATAACCCGATCACCCTTGCTGAGCGAAACATTTCGGGCATAGCCAGCATGGCTTCCCCATCCGTCAACATCCATGTAAACAGTTTCTTCCTTGCCATTACCAACCGATTCGTTAACAGCAATTCGGAACGATACAAGCTCCTTGTCGGAAACAGTCTTGTACTCTGGGTCTTTAGTCAAATTGCCCTTCAAAATAACACGATTATTCAACATATTAATACCTCCAAAAAATTAAACAAGTTCCCTACGATTCAATGCCTTCTTCGCCAAAATTCGAGCGTGTTCAACGCCGTATGTTCGCAAAAGATTCCTGATATGACCACCAAGTTCAGTACCACTAAACTTGTAGTAAAACTCCATACCGCTAATTCTACCGCTAGCAAAGCTATTTACAATACTAACATTCTGTCTATTCACAAGAATAGAACCCCAATCAGTAGCCATCATTTAGACTCTCCTTTTAAAGAAACAATAATTAATTTATGCGGGCATCTATAAAGATTATCGCACAAATTAGACCTTTTAAACTCACCCATATATAGAACATGATAGCCGCTAGAAAAGCCACCATACTTTTTTACTTCTGAGCATTCAATATAGTTTTCACCAATTTTATTTACAGCAAATTTCCCATACGAACCCATGTACAATTTTTCTTTACTGACCGGATCTTCCCAATAAGGACCATTTCCGTAAAGCGATCTAACTATATCGCCCTTTTTTAATTTTGTCCAATCGGTAACAAGATTACTTTTCTTTTCGTAAAAGCAGTGTCCACATTCCTCGCATTCAGCTTTTCTTGCATGAACTTTTGATTGACAAGCTGGACACTCTTTAAGTGGTATTCGCTTCTTTCTTTTTTTAGCCATCCTAAACCTTTGTTGTTCGTTTTGATACAACATATTATATCTCGATAAACTAGATTGTCCACAATAAAAACAAAATTTTTTAGACTTTCAAATTATTAGCTTCTGCAAAATCTTTCAAGTTCTCCATCAATTGTTGTTTGAAAAGATTCAACGGAACTTTATCTGGAGCAAAACGATGATTAAAATTACAAGAATTATCGTGACAGTTTTGCAACACACTTAAAAATGTTACATCTTTATCATTATTTACTTCAAAATAGTCGTCAAGTTCTGGAAATTGTTGTAGTATGTTTTCAATAGCGTTAGCTTCCATTTCTTTGCAATAAAGACTATCGGGAATCAAAGCACCAATCAAACACTTGTTACCATTTATTCCACGATACGCGCATGTTGGACTAATGCCATCTTCCATAAAATATGACGGGCCTTGCATAGTTTTTGCGTAATCGTAAACTTTGTTGAAAATTTCTTGTCGATTCATAGCGTTCTCCAAATTGTTGATGTTACAACTCAATTATAGCATACAAAATAGTATTGTCAAGCTAGAAAATTTCAATTTTTCTGCGCCTCACGCCAGTCGGCGTAACGTGTCAGCCAGTCGGCAAGTTGGCGAGCCTCGGCTGCGTTGCCAATCACAACGTCTCCAGACGAATCAGGCGGTCCTGCTTGCAGAATCGCAAAGTGGTCTAAATTGTTGCCCAGTTCAACTCGAAATCCGTCATCAATCTCCATCGCCTCCGGC